CAAAGCCCACCTTTGTTTATCGCAAAGATGCCTTCAAGAAAGTGAAAATCACATAAAAGTAGTGTTTTTGTAGAAATACACATGCATAATAAGCATGTAGCCTTCAGATAGGGCGTGTACTGTCTGCGAACTTGGGAGAACCCATGCTGCAATTTAGCGAAAGCGTGTTACACGCTGTCCGTATCCTGAAAAAACAAACCGAAGAAATGGTGATCACGGGTACGGTGCGAGATATGGAGCAGTACAAGTTCCTGATGGGCCGTCTGGAAGGGTACAAATTTGTCGAAAGTGCAATTTTGGCACTTTTAAAAGAAAACCCTGACAATTAAGGACACTTCAGGATGACTAAAACTGCTTTGGAAGAAAAATGGGAGCATGAAGCGGCTCTAGAGGCTGAAGAAGGCCCTACCTTAGATGATGCTTATGCAGACGACGGCAGTCTTGTTGTTGAAAACCTCGAAGGCCCCGTTATTGACCGTATCCCCCGTCCCACGGGCTGGCGTATTGTCATTCTCCCCTACCGTGGGGCAGAAAAAACCAAAGGCGGCATTGTTCTTGCCAACCAAACCCAAGAAAAACAGCAACTAACGACTGTCTGTGGCTATGTTTTGGCCGTAGGTGATCTTGCCTACAAAGACGAAGGTAAATTTCCCAATGGCGCTTGGTGTGAAAAGGGTGATTGGGTAATTTTCGGCCGCTATGCGGGTGCGCGTATCGGTTTAGACGGCGGAGAAATCCGGATTCTCAATGATGATGAGATTCTCGCCCGTATCAACAACCCAGAAGACATTCTGCACATGTGAGGTTAGCTATGGCAAACACTGTTCCAGACAGTCAACTAGAGTTCAATCTAGGCGAAGGGGAAGAAGAGACCACCGTTCAGCTTCCTGAACAGGAAGAGGACTCAGTCTTTGAAAAAGAACCTCGACAAGAGGCTCCTGCCCCCGTAGAAGCGAAAAAACAGGAGGCGTTGAGCCAAGAACTGGACAACGTCAGCGAAAACGTCCAAAAGCGCATTGCTAAGTTGACAGCAAAGATGCGTGAGGCGGAGCGTCGTGAACAAGCGGCGATTGAGTACGCCAAAGGCGTTCAAGCCAAGTCACAGGAGCTACAAAGACAGCTTGAGGTAACGGATACCAGCCGTCTTTCTGAGGCCAAGTCTAGGATGGAAACACAAGCGGCCACGCTTAAATCCATCATCAAGCGCGCGCGGGAAGAGGGGGATATCGATACTGAGACAGAGGCTCAAGAGCGGTTATTTCAGCTCACAATGGAGTCCCAGCAGGTTTCTCAGCATTTGTCTTCTCGGGCACGGCAAGAAGAGCAGATGGCTGCTCAACAGGCACAGCCCCGTCAGGCTGCTCCACAACAAGCTGCTCCACAGCGCCCACGTCCAAGCCCAAGGGCAGAAGAATGGGCGGAAAATAACGCATGGTTTGGGAAAGATAAGACCATGACCTATGCGGCATGGGGAATTCATGCCACTATGGTGGAAGAGGAGGGATTTGACCCCGAATCGGAGGAGTACTATACTGAATTAGACAACAGACTTCGGTCAGAATTTCCGCAAAAATTCGGGAGTTACTACTCTAAGTCTGCTGAACCAGTATCCAGACAACGGCAGAACGTGCCCGCCGTTGCTCCTGCATCCCGTAGTTCCGGGGTTAATAGTGCACGCAAGACGGTGAAACTTTCACCAAGTCAAGTTGCTATCGCAAAAAGATTGGGTGTTCCTCTCGAGGAATATGCCAAACACGTAAAGGAGTAAAAAATGAGCCAAGAAAAACTTACCATTGATCGTGCCCCTCGCGGTACTCGCGAGAAGGAAACACGCCGGAAGCCTTGGACTCCTCCATCGCGTTTGGATGCACCCCCTGCCCCTGATGGTTTTCAGCATCGCTGGATTCGGTCGGAGATTAATGGGTTTGAAGATAAGCAGCACGTCTATGGCAGACTCCGCGAGGGCTATGAGCTTGTTCGCAATGAGGAGTTGCCAGAGGAATATCGCAACACACTGCCTACCATCGATGATGGTAAACATGCTGGTGTGGTGGCGGTAGGAGGCCTGATGCTTGCTCGTATCCCTAATGAGACTCTTGCCGAACGCAATGCTCACTACAACCGTAAGGCACAGGATCAAATTCAAGCGGTAGACAATGAGTTGATGCGTGAAAACGCTCACTCGACGATGCGGATACAGGCTCCAGAACGGAGCACTCGCACTACTTTCGGTAGTCGTTAAGACTACATAACCCTTTAGGAGCTATACATGGCAAACGTAGATAAAGCCTATGGTCTCCGCCCCATGGGTAACCTTTCTGCTACTGGTGCACAGAAGCAGTATGGTTACATCATCGCGGACAACCAATCGGGCGCTATTTATCAGGGTGACCTAGTTACCCTTGTTGGCGGCTACCTTGTTCGATATGTCAGTGGCACTCATGCTACAGCTGTTGGCGTATTTAACGGTTGCAGCTATATCGATCCAACCTCTGGTAAGCCGACTTGGAGCAATTACTATCCCGGTTCGGTGAACATTACGACAGGTCAAATTGTCGCTGAAGTTCTGGATGACCCTAATCAGCTGTTCATTATTCAAGCTGATGAAGACGTGGTTCAAGCAGATATTGGCCAGAATGCGGCTGTTGCCTACACGGCAGGTAGCAACATCACTGGTATTTCTGCAATGGAGTTGGATTCGTCCAGCATCCTGACCACTAATACCTTGGTCCTGAAGATTGTTGGTCTGTACAACATTCCAAACAATTCTTTGGGTGAAAACTTCACTCAAGTTGTCGTAAAGATCAATGCGCATCAATACGGCAGCATCGGTGTTGCTGGCCTGACCTAATAGGAGCTAAATCATGGCTATTTCCCGTTCGCAACTCGTAAAAGAGCTAGAACCCGGCCTGAACGCCCTGTTCGGGATGGAGTACAAGCGCTATGAAAACGAGCACGAGGCGATTTTCTCAATTGAATCGTCTGATCGTGCCTTCGAAGAAGAGGTCATGCTGACCGGCTTCGGCGAAGCCCCGACCAAGAACGAAGGTGCTGGTGTCAACTATGACTCCGCACAGGAATCGTTCACTGCTCGTTACACCCACGAAACCGTCGCTCTGGCGTTCGCCCTGACCGAAGAGGCCATTGAGGATAACCTCTATGACCGTCTGTCGTCGCGCTACACCAAGGCGTTGGCTCGTTCGATGTCTTACACCAAGCAAGTGAAGGCCGCTTCGGTGCTGAACAATGCGTTCAACACCACTGGTCCTTACAACGGCGGTGACGGCGTTTCCCTGTGTAACGCTAACCACCCAACCGCACTGGGTCCAAACTTCAGCAACGTGCCGGGAACGGCCGCTGACTTGAATGAGACCTCGCTTGAACAGGGCATCATCGATGTCGCTGGTTTCACCGACGAACGTGGCCTGAAGGTCGCTCTGTCGGTTCGCCGCATGATCATTCCTAAGGAACTGCAATTTACCGCAGAGCGCCTGATGAAATCGACCCTGCGTACCGAAACCGCAGATAACGACATCAACGCCATCAAATCGATGGGCATGGTTCCAGAAGGCTACTTCGTGAACCACTTCCTGACCGATCCGGACGCATGGTTCCTGATGACTGATGCTCCGAACGGCCTGAAGATGTTCCAGCGTTCCAATATCAAGACCGCCTTTGAAGGTGATTTCGATACGGGTAACGTCCGGTACAAGGCTCGTGAGCGTTACAGCTTTGGCTGGTCTGACCCAAGAGCAATCTGGGGTTCGGAAGGCTACACGCCGTAATCGCAAAAATGAGAAAAGGGGCCGATTGGCCCCTTTTCTTTTACTTGCAATAGTGTATATTGGCATCGTTCCGGGGTTATCCGGCATATCTGACAGTCCCGGCTGACGACATGCAGACAGATATGCCCCAACACTCGCATGTGAGGATACTAAAATGGCAAGAACTACGTTCTCGGGCCCAGTTGCATCTGATAATGGCTTTATTCAACTCAGTGACAACAACAAGGGCGTTCTAATCAAGGCTCCGACTGCTTTGGCAGCGGACTATACCCTAACCCTTCCCCCTAACGATGGCACCAACGGTCAGCAGTTGACTACTGATGGTTCTGGCGTTCTTTCGTGGGCTTCTGCTGGTGGGACAGGCACGGTTACTCAAGTCGCTACCGCAGGTACGGTCAATGGTTTGACGCTAACTGGTGGCCCTATTACGGGTTCCGGCACGGTTACGCTAGGTGGCAATTTGGCGTTGGTGGCAGATACTGCTGCAAACTTGGCGCTGATTGCTAACGCAATCAATACCACAGGCAAGTACACCGGCAAGATGGTGGTTGATCTGGCCACTGGTCTGATCTTTACTGCGACAGGTTCGACGGCTGGCTCGGTATGGCGCGCTTCTGACGGTACTACTGTCGCCACCCCAGCTTAATTAGGAGGTCGCCATGGGATACATGAGCGATTTACAGAGTACCTATTTAGATGCTGACGGGAACATTTTTACTGGCCGGACTCGTGTCAAGGCCATATATGTGTCTCCAGATGCAGGTGTGGGCGAAGTTGTAATTAAAGACGGCGGCAGTGGTGGCACCGTCTTGTACAAAATCGACGTTCCTGCGGGTAGCAGTGCCATTTATATGTCACTGCCAGAGGATGGTATTTTGTTTAAAAGCGGGGCTTATGCAGATTTAACGGACGTTATTTCTGCCACATTCTTCTGGGCATAAGGAGCCGAATCATGATGAAGATGAACAAAAAGCGTAAGAAGTCGGGCATGTCGATGAATAAAGGCGTGAAGCTGGCCAAGTCCACCAAAATGGGCATGGAAGGCGACGACATGTATGAAATGGACGCTATGCCCATGAAAAAAATGGGCGGCGGCATGATGGGCTATGCAGCGGGGGGCGCTGTTAGCCCACGCAAAAAAATGGCAATGGGTTATGCCAGCGGCGGCATGGTTCAGTCGCGTGGCAATGGCGCTGCGCGCGGCAAGAAGACTCGCATTTGCTAAATCATGCCTCGCAAGCGCGAAAAACCGATTGCAACTTCGGTCAAGTCAGGCAATTTTCGCCCGACTAAGTCCGGGGCGGGTATGACGGAGCAAGGCGTAAAAGCCTACCGTCGTGCCAACCCCGGCAGCAAGCTGAAGACTGCG